TCTGGGCCTCAGAAGGATCCGAACTCGTTGACTTCGGCGGCGCAGGGTGTTGTCTTTCATGCGTTGCCTGCTGAGGGCTTCCAGGGTGCTGTCCCTGATTTTCCGCTTCCTGATGAGTCTGGCCGTGAGGCTGAGGTGTGGGCTGAGCTTTGGCGGACTCCGCAGGCCGCTGCGTGGTCGGTTGAGCGGTGGCGGTGGCGTGTTGTTGCCATGTATGTTCGCTGGTCGGTTCGCATGGAGGATGCGGAGGCTAACGCTGCGTTGGTGTCTCAGGTGATTCGGCTTGGTGATCAGATCGGGTTGACGCCGGCCGGGTTGCGTGAGAATGGCTGGCAGATCGCTTCTGTTGAGCCTGAGAAGGCTACTGGCACTGCTGGTAAGTCCCGCGCTTCGAGTCGTGCCCGTCTAAAGGTTGTGGGGAATGACGGATGATTTCAGTATTTCTTTCGATCCGGGGCAGACGCTAGGTTTTCTCGGCGCTGACTGGATCGAACAGCATTGCAGCGTGCCGGATGGTTACGACAAGGGGCGCCCGTTCATCCCGTCTGATTGGCAGCTACAGATTATCGCCAACCATTACCGGGTGAAGGCTTCGGCTAAGTGGGTTCCTGAGCGTCCCATTCTGGCGCCTGCGTTCACTTACCGCCGTACTCAGGTTGTGGCGCCGCAGAAGACCGGTAAGGGTCCTTTGGCGGCTGCCGTGACGTGCCTTGAAGCTGTCGGGCCGATTGTGTTCGGCGGCTGGGCTGAGGGCGGCGAGGTTTACGACTGCCGGGACCATGGCTGTGGTTGCGGCTTCGTGTATGAGTACGAGCCCGGCGACGCGATGGGTATCCCGCGCAAGACTTCGCTTATCCAACTCGTGGCTACGTCCGAGGAACAGGTAGACAACGTTTACCGGCCGCTGCAGTCGATGGTTCGTGGTGGCCCTCTTGACGAGATCATGAAGACGGGCGAACAGTTCGTGAGGCTTCCTGAGAACGGCAAGATTGAGGCTGTCACCAGCTCGGCTATGTCTCGCCTGGGTAACCCGATCAACTTTGCAAACTTTGACGAGTCGGGCATTTATACGGTCCAGAACAAGATGGTTCGTGTTGCTCAGACGATGCGGCGTGGTCTTGCTGGTATGGGTGGCCGTTCGATTGAGTGGACCAACCCATGGGATCCCGCCGAGAACAGCACCGCGCAGCAGACTTACGAATCCAAGTCCACCGATATTTACCGCTTCTACCGCAAGCCGCCGGCTGACCTGTCCTATAAGAACAAAGCTGAGCGGCACAAGATCCACAAGTACGTTTACGCGGGCTCACCGTGGGTGGATTTGAACGCGATTGAGGCTGAGGCTGCCGAACTGATGGAGACGGACCCCGCGCAGGCGGAACGCTTCTACGGCAACCGGATCGTTCATGGTCTTGGCGCCTGGCTGCGTGACGGTTTGTGGGAGGGGGCGTATGCCGGAAATAGTCTGGTTGCCCAACCCTGATGATGGCACGTCGGTTTGCATTGGTATGGACGGTTCGGAGAATAACGACTGGACTGCGTTGCAGGCTGAGACGGCGGATGGGTTTAGTTTCACGCCGACGTATGGGCCGGATAAGCGGCCTGCGGCGTGGAACCCTGCGGAGTGGGGCGGTTCGATTCCCCGCGGCGAGGTTCACGCGGCCGTTGATGAGCTGATGGAACGGTACCGGGTGGAGCGCATGTATTGCGACCCGCAGGACTGGTATTCGGAAATTGGTGAGTGGGCGCTGAAGTACGGCGAAAACCACGTTTTCGAGTGGCCTACCAACCAGATCAGTCGCATGTACGCGGAGATTCGCCGGTTTGAGATTGACCTGGCGCAGGGCCGCATCACGCATGACGGTTGCCCGATTGCTGCGGTTCATGCGGCGAACGCTAAGAAAATCGCTAAGCCGGGACAGAAGTACGTGCTCGGCAAGCCTGCTGACCATCAAAAAATCGATGTTGTGATGGCGAAGATCCTTTCGCATACTGCCGCGGCGGACGCCCGCGAAGAGGGCTGGACTGCTGGCTATCGGCATAACGCGAGGATTTCCAACGCGGTGTACGGATTCAACTAGAAGAGGGTGGTGGCGTGGACGCCAAGCTTGCACGTACCTACCTGGACCGTGGCCTCACTGGCCTGGCGGGCCAAGCTGTCACATGGCAGCGCCGCCAGGACTATTTCGAGGGCCGGCAGGATATGCCGTTCGCGCCGGAGGGTGTGAATACCGAGTATAAGGCGTTGCAGGTCCAGTCGATTGCTAACTTCCTTGGGTTGGCGATGAATGCGCCGGTTCAGCGTATGCAGGCTGATGGGTTCCGTACTGGCCGTGACAGTGACGCTGATTTGACTGCTTGGAATGAGATTTGGCAGCCGAACAAGATGGACTCTCGGCAGAAGATCGTTTATCAGCAGATGTATGTGCATGGCCGCGGCATCATGTCGGTGACGCCGGTCCGTGCGACGCCTAAGACGCCGAAGATCCGCCCTGAGAATGGGAAGCGGGTGTGGATTGAGCCGAATCCGGATGACCCTTTTGAAGGGTTGTTCGCGGTCAAGCAGATCGCCATGCCTGACGGCTCGCTGAATGCTTACGTCTATACCGACACTGAGTGGGTTCAGTTCACCCTAGCTAAGGGCGAGAAGGAATATGCGCTGACCCTTGGTGGGCGTCATAACCTCGGCGGGCTCCCGTTCGTGACGTTTGACTTCAATGTTGACGCTGACGGCGTGCCTCACGCTCCGATTGAGAAGCTGATGCCGCAGCAGGACGCGATCAACACGATCCGCTTCAACACGTTGCTGGCGATGCAGTTTTCCGCGTTCCGGCAGCGTGTGTTTACCGGGTTTGATCCGGTGGCGCGTGACCAGCATGGCAATATCATTGTCAAGCGGAACGCGGATGGTACCCCGGCGCTGGATTTGAACGGGCAGCCTATCCCGGTTCTGAACACGCCGGGCCGGTTGGGTGTTGACCGTGCGCTGGTGTTCCCGGGTGAGCTTACGAAGGTCTTTGACCTGCCTGAGTCGAACCTGGACAACTACATCAAGGTTTACGACACGTTCCTGAACACGTTTTTTGCTACGGGGCAGATCCCGCCGCAGTACGCGTTGAACAAGATGGCGAACACGTCCGGTGATGCTATGGCCGGCGCCGAATCCACTTTCCAGTCGCTCATTCAGGATTTGCAGATGGCGGCTGGTGAGTCCATTGAGTCTGTGATGCGTTTGGCGAACCGTGCCCGCGGTGAGGCGAATGAGGATGTTGCGGCCGAGGTTATTTGGGCGGATCCGGAGATTCGGTCATTCGCTCAGATTGTGGACGCGGCGCAGAAGCTTATTGCTTCGGGGATGGCTCGTGAGGATGCGTGGTCGATGCTTCCTGGCGCGACGCCTCCGAAGGTCGCGGCGTGGGTGGAGCACTCAAACTCTGACATTGAGCAGGCTGACGCGGGCGTGAATGCTTTGGCGGCGAAGATCGGCGGAACTGGTGGCGATATTTCCTGACGCGGCGGTTGAGTATGACCGGGCTATGCGTGAGTTGGAAGTGTTGGCGTTGGGGATTGGCCGGCGGTTTTGGCGGCGGGTGAACCCTGCGGACATTTCTGGTTCGTGGGTGCGTTCGTTGGCGGGGTTGCAGCCGGCGATGGAGGAAGTGCAGTTTCAGGCTGCTGTCCTCGGCGCTGGCTATGGCGCTTCCACTTTGGCGGCTCAGGGAACTTACGCGGCGCCACGGTCCTTTGTGGATCCATCCGGGTTTATCGGTTCGGCTCCTGATGGCCGGTCATTGTCCGGGCTGCTGTATTCCCCGGCTACTCAGGTGAAGGCGTCTATTGCGTCTGGTGTGGAGCCTGCTAGGGCTTTGCTGGTTGGGCGCGCCACGCTTGAACGGAACGTTCAGACGATGGTTGCTGATACGGGCCGTGCTGCTGCGTCGGTGGATATTGCGAGCCGTACTGGCATTGGGTATGTGCGGATGCTGAACCCGCCGTCATGTGGGCGCTGCGTGGTGTTGGCGGGGAAGTTCTACCGCTGGAACACTGGCTTCCGCAGGCATCCACGGTGCGACTGCCGGCATATCCCGTCCAAGGAGAACATCTCCGGGGAAGCCACTACGGACCCTTACGAGTACTTCCGCAGCCTCTCCACTGAGGATCAAGACCGACTGTTCACTAAGAGTGGTGCGAACGCGATCCGTGACGGCGGCGACATCTTCCAGGTGGTCAACTCACGGCGCGGGTTGAAGCATGGCGGCTTGGTGACGACCGAGGGTACATCGTCCCGCGGGAACTTTGGACGCGGTAGGGCTCCACGCCTCACACCGGAAGGCATTTACTCACAGAACCTACCCCGCGAGGAAACGCTTCGGCTTCTGGAGCGCAACGGCTATATCTTGCCGGGCGGTCAGAACCCGTTAGGCGTCATTCGTGGGCAGGCTGAGGGTTTCGGAGCGTTAGGGCGCGGCGGAACCCGTGTGGGCGTCCGTAGCGCCGTAGAAGAGGCGCGCAGGACCGGTGTAAGGGATCCCATAGTACGTGCGACCATGACGGCCGCTGAGCGGCGCGTGTTTGACGCCCGCATGAACTGGGAAGCAGTGAGCGCCGGCCGGAACCCTTATGGGCGCGGCAAGCT